CAAGATGATCTTGCGTTACCGTTTGTCAGAATCCTAGGACAACTATCACCACAGGTAACTGATGGTGATGCGAAGTATATAGATGGTGCTAAACCTGGCATGATCTACAATACTGTTACCAGCGAATTATACGATGGTAAGAAAGGTATCAAGGTTATTCCTTGTTACTACAAAAAAGATTATCCAGAGTGGTCGGATAGAGGCGATGGGCCAGGTGCTCCTGTGGCTGTGCATCTACCGAATAGTCCGGTAATCTCAACAGGTAAAAGAGATGGCTCTAAGATTAGATTACCAAATGGTAATTATCTTGAAGAGACTGCCTCTTATTTCGTTATGGTAGAAACAAAGACAGGTGGTTTCACTCCTGCTTTGATCACAATGAAATCAACGCAACTCAACGTCAGTAAAAAATGGAATTCTATGATGAAAACCATACAAATACCTGATGGAAAGGGAGGATTTGCTATCCCACCTATGCATGGGGTTGTGTATAATCTAGCTTCTACTTTACAAAAGAACGATAAAGGTTCTTGGTATGGTTGGGTTGTAACGCAAGACCGAATTATGGGACAGAACGACAAAGCTTTGTACCTAAGTGCAAAAGAATTTGCCGGTAATGTATCCAAAGGAAGCGTGCAAACAAAAGCAGATGTGGAAGAGAAAGTATCGGACTCAACTCCGTACTAATCAAATTGGGGGGATTGTGAAATCCCCCCTTTACAAAGAAAGGAAAAATGGTAAAGGATAAATTCAAATCAATATTTTCAGGATTGGAAATCGCTTATGGACAATATCAACCCGGTGAGCGAGGCGACAACGGAAAGCAACAAGGCAAAGCTTTTATTGTTCGTCAAGACGTCACCGATGAACTCTGGACAAATCACCTCGAAGGAAAAGGGCCCGCGTTGGGAATCATCCCTATTACGGAGAACAATGATTGTAGGTGGGGGTGTATTGATATTGACGAATATAACTTTGATCATCTTGGCCTCATTAAAAGTATTAGGTCCCATAATCTTCCATTAATAGTTTGCCGTAGTAAGTCAGGCGGCGCACACGTATTTTTATTTACAAAAGAAAACATTCCAGCATCTTTGATGCAATCAAAATTAAAAGAGATGGCAATCATACTTGGGTATGAAGGGTCAGAAATTTTTCCAAAACAAACAGAAATATTAGTGGAACGTGGGGACACTGGTAATTTCTTAAACTTACCCTACTACAATAATACGAAAGGACTACGATATGCGATTGATGATAACGGTAATGCTCTTGCACTTGAGCAGTTTTATACTGCGTATGATAAGTATAGTTGCACCAGAGGAGATGTTGAAGGAATTCGAGTTGCAGAAAAAAAGAGAGAAGAGGCTTTCCCCTTGGGACCGCCATGTCTAAACAAGTTAGCTGTAACAGGATTTGGACAAGGATCTAGAAACAATGCTTTGTTTAATATAGCTGTATACTACAAACAATCTGAACCAGATACTTGGGAAGATAAAATTGTAGAAGCAAATTTAAAATATATGGACCCACCATTAAGTAATAGTGAGGTTCAACAATTAATTAAATCTGTAAATCGAAAAGGTTATGATAAATATAGATGCAAGGATGCACCAATAAATGCTGTATGTCAATCAGGGCTATGCAGAACAAAAAGATTTGGTGTAGGATTTGGTGAAGAAGAAATGCCAGTCCTTGGAAGTTTAACTAAATATACTTCTAATCCTCCGCAATGGTTTTTAAATGTAGATAAAACTAGAATAGAATTAAAATCAGAACAACTATATAACCCAGGTATGTTTGCACTAGCATGTTTAGATCAAGCAAATAAAATTGTACCTGTACCAAAACCAAAAGATTGGAAACAACATTTTTTAAAACCTATGATGTCTAATTTACAAGAAGTAGAACCTTTAGAATCATTAGATCCAATAAATGAATTGACAGGATTGTTGCAAGACTGGACTACCAATAGACAATCAGCAAGAACCAAAGACGATATATTTAACAAATTACCATACACAGAAGATGGTTTTACATATTTTAGAATGGAAGACTTTTATGCATTCTTAAAGAAAAACAATTGGGACATGGACAAAATTAAAACAGGAAATTTAATTAAAAGACTTGAAGATATATTTGTAGAAGAAACAAGAATAAGAGTTAAGAATCAACAACCAAGAGTAATAAAAATAAAAACAATGAAAAAAATAGATGCGAGTGTATCTCCAGTCAAATACCAAGAGGAGGTGTTTTAATGTCTAAACCAAAAACTTACGATAGAGATGTTGGTAAAAATTGGCACCTTAGATTTAGATTAATTATACAAGAGCTAACAGAAGAATTAGAATTAACACAGATACAGCTACAGATAGCAGAAAGGAAATTAAAAAAGTATGAAAACAATAATACTAGGTCCACCCGGAACCGGAAAAACAACAACGTTGTTAAACTTAGTCGACGAATTTATACAAAATGGGATAAGGCCTAAACAAATTGGTTACTTTTCATTTACAAAAAAAGCTGCAAACGAAGCGGCTGACAGAGCTGCAGAAAAATTTGGATTAGATAAAGAAAACGATCTACCATTTTTTAGAACTTTACATTCATACGCATTTAATCAATTAGGTATGTCAAAAGAAAAAATGATGAAGACAGAAGACTACAAAGAATTTGGACAGAAATGTGGCATACCAATCAAGACAGCAAAGTATTCAAATGAAGATGGAACTTTTAATTCTGATAATGAGTATCTTACAATTATAAATACAGCACGGGTAAAACGTATGGATTTACTTGACTATTATGATTCCAGACAAAACATGTTAGACATTGAACGTAATACGTTGTATTTACTAGCTGAGGAGTTAAATAAATTTAAAAAAGAAAAAGGTTTGAGAGATTTTACAGATTTACTAGAAAATTTTATTGATGGAGATGTCCATAACAAATTTAAAGTTTTGTTTATAGACGAAGCCCAAGACTTATCTTTGTTGCAATGGGACATGGTAAGAAAGATATGGAGTCGTGCAGAAAAAACTTACATCGCAGGTGATGATGACCAAGCAATATTTAAGTGGGCAGGTGCAGATGTAGATCATTTTATTGCACTCAAAGAAGAAGTTGATGATATACAAACATTAGATCAATCCTATCGTATACCTGGTGGACCAATACACGAACTATCTCAAAACATTATTAACAAAGTACAAAATAGATTTGACAAGGATTACAAACCAAGACTAGAACAAGGAATTCTAAAAAGATATTCTGATCCAACACAAGTAGATATGTCATCAGGTAATTGGCTGGTATTATCATCAGCCAATTATTTTTTAGATGACGTCAAAGAGTTATGTCAGATTCGTGGTTGGTATTATCAATACAAAGGTATGAATTCCATACCTTTAAAATTGTTACTAGCTTTAAATAACTGGGAGTCATGGCGTAAAGGTGAATTACTAAACGCATTAGAAATAAAAAATATATACGAATATCTTGGAGATAATGTTATGCCTGGATTTCAAAAAGGTAAAACATTACATTCTGACGTAAAATATAAAATTGAAGAATGTAAAAAAGATCATGGACTGATGACAGGTAATGTTTGGTTTGAAGCCTTTGAAGGTCTTGACCCTATCACAGAAAATTACATACGTAACATGAGAGCCAATGGTGAACAAATAAATAAGAATCCAAGAATAGTAATGTCAACAATACATGGAGCTAAAGGTGGTGAGGCTGATAAAGTTTTGCTTATGCAGGACCTAACCAATGCAGCGTTAGAAACTTTTAGTCATGACCCTGATGAACTGCACAGACTTTTTTACACTGGAGCGACGCGCGCGAAGCGTGAGCTTCACATTGTAGATCCTAAAAATTTTGATAGAGCTTACATAATATGACAGACATACATTTTGATATTATTACTTGTATATATTGTGGTGAACCGGGAAGAGACAGACATCATTACAAAGAATCTGTAGCTAATTCAGGCAAAAAAAGAAGTTATAGAAAAGGTGAAACACTACCAGCATGTAGAGAATGTAATCTTTTAATTGGAGCTCTGACTCCTACATATACAGAAACATGTTATTTATTATATGACAAAGTATCTGACAGGCATAAAAATATTTTATCTATTCCAAAGTGGGACAAAGAAGATTTAGCAGAATTAGAAGGAAGATTAAGAAGAACTACAATGTCAAAAATCAGAAAGAAAAAAATTATTATGGAACGATTAGATTTTTTATTAAGAAATGCACAAAGCACATTAACGTATGAAAATATAAAAGATATAATTTTTTATGGAGGATAACTATGAGTAAAGTATGGGACAAGCAGCACGGCGGGAATCATTATCAAAAATATAAAATTCAACCTAGTAAGTTTGTAGTAGAGAATGAGTTGCTATATCCTGAGGGTTGTGCTATTAAGTATATTATAAGACATCGAGACAAAGGTAAAAAACAAGATTTATTAAAAGCAATACATTTCATAGAGATGATTATTGAAAGGGATTATAAGTGAGAAGCACACAGATACCACTATTTACACCTGAAACAGAATGGGTAACACCAGACGGATTAAAAGATTTAAAAGGTTACAAAGAAATAGCAATAGACTTAGAAACAAATGATCCAAACTTATTAACACTTGGTTCTGCTAACGTAGCAGGAGAGGGACATATTGTTGGTGTTGCTGTAGCTGTTGATGGTTGGAAAGGTTATTATCCTGTAGCACATGAAGGTGGTGGTAACATGGATAAAAAATTAGTTTACGCTTGGTTACAAGATATATTTAATCAAACAGAAACTACCTTTATATTTCATAACGCTATGTATGATGTATGTTGGTTACGTCGAGAAGGCTTGTCATTAAAAGGCCACATTGTTGACACAATGATTGCAGCCAGTCTTATTGATGAAAACAGACTATCTTACAGATTAGATGTTTTATCTAAACATTATATTGGTTTAGGAAAAGATGAAAAAATTTTAGTTGAAGCTGCAAAAGATTATGGTCTTGATCCTAAAAAAGATATGTGGAGACTACCTGCATTGTTTGTTGGACAATATGCAGAACGTGACGCAGAATCTACATTAAAACTTTGGCAAAGATTAAAAGTAGAATTATACAATCAAGAGTTGATGGACATATTTAACTTGGAAACTAAATTGTTTCCATGTTTAGTTGACATGAGATTCAAAGGTGTAAGAGTTG